CGGCTCAAAGTTTATGCGATGAGACTGTTAATTTGTCAGGCGGTGGCAGTCAAAATAGATACGTTCTGGATGGCGTAGTAGACACTGCAAATAGCCGAAAAGATAACATCGAGGCCATGTTGTCGAGCATGGGTGGTAAGCTGATTTACTCAGGCGGTGAGTATTTTATTGTCGGTGCTGAATACAACACCCCCACGATCACAGTGGATGAATCTGTATTAGTTGGTGGTATATCGGTTAAGACCAAGCAAAGCCGCAGAAGCCTCTACAATGGCGTTAAAGGCGTTTACTTAGCAGAAGAAGAAAACTACACCCTAGCGGATTATCCCTCTATAACTAGCAGTAGCTACTCTACAGAAGATGGCGATCCTATCTATCTAGATATGCCGTTGCCGTTTACGACTAATAACGTAAGGGCGCAGAGAATCGCCAAGATTGCCCTATTGCAATCAAGACAACAAACGCAGATAACCATTCCTTGTAATCTGGCCGCACTGAAGTTTAAGGCTGGCGATAACATCATGGTTACCAACTCGCGTATGGGTTGGACTCAGAAAGTTTTTGAAGTTACTGGCTACCAACTAGACATAACCACTGATGGCGCAATTATTGTAAACGTAGATGCGATAGAAACAGCCTCTGCCATATTTGATTGGTCAACATCCGATCAGCAAGACTTTACCACTGGGGGCGAGGTTGATTTGTATGATGGCTTTACTACTCAGCCGCCTACTAATCTTGCCGCTACATCTACGACAGTAGTCGCATCTGATGGCACGTTATTGCCTTCTCTTAGATTGACTTGGACTGATTCAACCGATGTATTTGTCACCCAGTATGAGGTGCAGTATCAGCGCGGGTCGGCTCTGGTTGATTACGGGAATATAACAGATGCTTACACGACAAATACCGATCACGGCTTAATTACTAATGCGGCATCTATCACGTTGGATTACGGCTCTATCGATGATCCAGTGGCGACTGATGAGCCTAACTATAATTCGGTCTTTGTAACGACTAATCAATATGTGATTACTGGTGTTGTTCCATCGGCTAATTACAACATAAGAATCAGGGCAGTAAATAACCTTGGCGTTAAGAGTAACTTTGTCACCCTGTCAGGATTGGCCGAAGGGGATACTGATCCCTGCGGTATTCCTGATAGCCTAAGTGCAGTTGGCGGCCTGAAAGAAATTAGCTTGTCGTGGATTATTCCCACTGAGCCTGATTATTCGCATGTTGAAGTATGGGAAAACATCGTAAACAACTCTGCGACTGCAACTAAGATTGCGACTGCCAGCGGGGATAACTTTGCCCGTACAGGTTTAGGTTATAACGTACTCAGATATTACTGGGTTAAATCGGTCGATTACTCTGGTAATGTTTCTGCGTTTTCATCGGTAGCCAGTGCGACTACTTTATTTGTCGATACTGATTCCTTTAGTCAGGCAGTAAATGATTTATTCTCTGAGGCAGGTGCGTATGGTATCGAGCCTGTTAGTTCACTTCCTGCAACGGGTGACTTTAACGGTCAGATAAAATATAACACTACTCAAAATAAATTATACCGCTGGGATTCTGCAACTTCTGCGTGGACTGATGACATATTCTCGATTACGTCAGGCAGTGTTGATCTTGCATCATTCGCATCAGGCATTGAACCAATTAGTATTGTTTCTAGCTTGCCTAATCCATCAGGATATACTGGTGCAAACCTAGTATTTTTAACAACTGATTATAAATTATACCGATACAACGGCACTGCATTTGTCTCTAGTGTTGCGGCTGGTGATATTACTGGCACTATCGGTTCGGATGTATTTCCAAATAATTTAAGGCCAGTAGAGATTGTTTCTACACTTCCTACTACGGGCAACTTCCAAGGTCGGCAGGTATTCCTTACATCTGACAATAAACTATACAGATATAACGGAACGTCATTTATCGCAAGCGTAGCAACTAGTGATCTACAGGGTCAGGTTTCCAGTACGCAGATCAGCGACAACTCAATATCTACAGCCAAGATACAGGCAGACGCGATTACTGCAAATAAGATAGCAACGGGCGCGGTTACTGCTGATGCTGTTACGGCTGGTTCTATTAGTGCGGCCGCTATTGCGGCTGATGCCATTACATCAGATAAGATCGCGGCTAACGCTGTTACAGCGGGTGCTATTCAGGCGGGTGCTATTGGTGCAACTGCTATTGCTTCCGATGCTATTACATCTGACAAGATTTTGGCAGGAGCTATACAAACATCAGACTTAGCGGCTAACTCTATCACTGGTGGTCTTATTGCGGCATCAGGTGTCATCACTAGCGCGGCACAAATAGACGATGCTGTAATTACATCAGCCAAGATTGATAACCTTGCAGTGACTCAGGGCAAGATTGCTAATTTAGCAGTTACAGAAGGTAAGATTGCTAACCTTGCGGTTGATACATTAAAGATTGCAGATAGGGCAGTAACATTGCCTAACAGCGCATTTACATCAAGCGAAATATCTGTTGATGATAATGATGGGTTGGTAACTATACAAACAGTTAGCTACACCACAACTGGATCGCCAGTTAATATTTCTGCTAGTTGCTATTACTATGGCGATGATGATGACTCTACAAGTGGTGATGTACAACTACGATTCAGAATATTGCGTAATGGAACGCTAATTGGCGCAATAACTCCAATAGATATATTTAGATTTGATTCTAACGGTCAAAAAACTATTTACCCGTTTTCTATATCTGTTAAAGATACGCCAGCATCAGGAACAGTAACTTATACATTTGTTGCCGATGTTCCATCAGTTTCTGCAAATCCTAATTGCAAAATTGGCAACCGTTCGCTAGTTACGCTAGAGGTTAAAAAATGAAATCTTATATCGTGTATGACAGCGATGGCATAATAGTTAGAACAGGCGTATGTTCTCAGCATGATTTGCATTTGCAAGCTATTGATGGGCAGTTTGTGATAGAAGGCGAGGCAGATGACGCATCTAAAATGATTGTAGATGGAAAGATTGTTGATAAGCCAGAGACAATATATACAGACGCAGAATTAAACAATCAGGTCTTAAAAAATATCAGGGCTACAAGGCGCAATAAATTAGCAGAATCAGATTGGACTCAATTTGCAGACAGCCCTTTAAGCGACAATAAAAAGGCAGAATGGGCAACGTACAGGCAAGCGTTAAGAGACTTGCCACAAGAATACCCTAATGCTATTTCAAATGATGATATAATTTGGCCTACAAAGCCGAGGTAACGACATGACAACAGCAGTACAAAGACGCAGAGGCACTAACACCGAACACGCATCCTTCACAGGGTTAGAGGGTGAACTTAGTGTAAATACTACCAACGAATCCGTACACGTTCACGATGGTTCAACTGCTGGCGGTTTTGAGCTTGCAAGGGCAGATGCCTCTAATATTGTCGCAACTAGCATTGATATTAATGGCGGCACTATCGACGGCACAGCCATTGGCGCATCCTCTGCATCCACAGGCGCGTTTACTACGCTGACTGCTAGTGGCCTAACTGTAAACAACACAACAGCTTTTTCTTACTTGCCAGTATCTACGGCAGGTTCTGTTGTAGGAACTATAGGCACAGGTAGCGGCACAATCTTTAATACGCCTAGTGTTAATGCAAGCTATGGTTCTGGTTTAGCTATTGACGGTAGTTACTCAAGCGATGTATCTACCATCAACTTAAAAGCATTTGGGCCGAAGTTTTCATCTTATAGCAGTCAACTAGCTTTCCATACATCATCAGGAACATCGTTAACAGAACGCATGCGTATCGACTCCTCTGGGAACGTGGGCGTGGGGACTACATCGCCTAGCAGAGTCTTGTCAGCAAAATCTTCAAGCGTAACTGTTGCTAACTTTGAAAGTACATCTGGTACTGCGGGTTTTGTTAGTTTTAGTGACTCAAACACAACGAACGATGTCACTGTGAGAGCAGGTGCTGTAGGAGATAATTTAGCACTTCAAGCAGGCGGCGCAGAGCGCATGCGCATCGACTCCTCTGGCAACGTGGGCATAGGAAATAGTTCGCCTAGCACTCGCCTAACAGTAGGCGCAGGAAGTGGCTCAGAAGAGATAAGAGTAGACGCAGGTGCAGGATGGGCTGACCTTAGATTACATTCTGACGCTACCAACGGTGGCAGTATCTATTTCAACGATGGTGCTGATGCAGGGCAGATTTTTTACTACCACCCTGACAACTCCATGCGGTTCCATACTAATGCTACGGAGAGGGCAAGGCTGACAAGCGATGGCAACCTGTTGGTGGGTCAAACTTCCCCTGACAACACTGTTAATGGTTCTCGTTTAAGTGGAAGCGGAACATCGTGGTTTACAGCAACTAACGATTACCCAATGGGATTAAACCGTAAAAGCTCAGATGGAATACTTTTATGGTTTGGTAAGGATGGTTCAAATGTAGGCACTATCTCAACAAACGCTAACTCTTTACCGTCTGACAGAAACTTTAAGCGAAATATTAAAGACCTTACTTTAGGTTTAGACTTTGTTGAATCTTTAAACCCTGTAACCTACAACTACAAAATTGACGATGAAGGTCAAGCTGTTATGGCAGGCTTGATTGCTCAAGAAGTTGAGGAGTCACTCACTGCCGCAGGAGTAGAGAAAAACAGCATGACTCTGCTTCAGCATTCTCCGACTGAAGATGTCAATGAGTCAGATTATCAAATGGATTATCTCAAGTTTGTACCTATCTTGATTAATTCTATCAAAGAGCAACAAACCCTAATTGAATCACTAACAGCCCGCATAGCGGCACTAGAGGAATAAAACAATGGCAGTAACTTGGACAATCTCAACCTTAGAACGCAACACTGATGACGGTGTTGTTGTAGCACACTGGCGTGCATCAGACAGCGAAACAGTAGGCACTGGCGATGACGCTGTAACTCACTCAGGTAGCTCATACGGCACTTGCGGCTTTACCCCTGACAGCACTGCTGATGGCTACACGCCCTATGCAGACGTTACTGAAGCTCAGGCTATTGGATGGGTAAAGGCTGACGTTGACGCTGACGCTATTGAGGCAAGCATTGCTTCACAGATTGCAGACAGCAAGGCTCCCGCGATTAGCACTGGAGTGCCTTGGTAATGATTGATCCCGTCACGGCCATCAGCATAGCCACTAACGCCTTTGGTACTGTAAAAAGGATGATTGAGGCTGGCCGAGATGTAGAGGATACACTTAGCCAAGTTGGTAGATGGTACGGGGCGGTCAGTGACTTAAATGAATGTCAGCGCAGGGCAGAAAATCCACCCCTGTTTAAGAAAATTGTTGCGTCACAATCTGTTGAGCAGGAGGCGATGCAGATATATGCTCACCAGAAAAAAATTCAGGCGCAAGAAAAGGAGCTACGCACTTTGCTTATGTATGCCTACGGGCCTAGTGGCTATACTGAGCTAACTGAATTGCGGAGAAAAATAAGAGAGAAAAGAGAGCAAACAATTTACGCGCAGGAAAGAAAGCGCAAAGCGTTATTCTGGAATAGCATTCAAATATCAGGAATCGCAGTTTTAGGCTATGCAATATATCTGATTATTGATTTCTTGATGAGGCAGTAACCATGTATCAATTTGATGAAGATATGCCAACCCCTAACTTTCTGCATGATGTTGCAAAAGGTAATATCTGGGATTCTAGGGCATTAAATATATTCGGCTTTAACCGCACTGTAGGAACATCATTCGAGACGCTGTGGGATGATGGCGGTAATTATGTTTACCCTAGTTCTGCTGTTGCGATGGATGTCGTATCTACTTCTTCATCGGATACGATGGATTTAAAAATTAACGGTCTAGATTCCAATTATGTTGAGATTAGCGAGACTGTCACGCTGACAGGCACTTCTGCTGTAACTACTACTGCGACATTTTTAAGAATTAACTCTGCCACTATCCTAGCTGGCTCGAATGTTGGTGATATTTCTATTACAAATGGCGGGACTAAATACGCCTTTATACAGGCAGAGATTGGCACTACTCAATCTAGCGTTTACACTGTCCCCGCAGGACACTCGATCTACCTATTCCGAATAGATGTTACATCTGGTACTAACAACGGCCAGAAATATCTTACGTTTAGGAATGTGGTTAAAACAAACACTGGGAGAACATTAAGAGTTGCAGAAGCGACATTCGCCACATCGCAGGTCAGCTTTGATCGCCAACTCCCGTTTAAGATTGCAGAGAAATCAGACTTTCATTTCGAGGCGAAAAGCAGTAGCTCAGAAAACGAAGTCTCAATCTTTGTCGAAGCAATATTAGTTAAGGATTCATAATGGCAACCGTTAAAGAAGCATTGATCCGCTTATCAGGACATGAGAAGGAATGCGCGATCAGATACCAGAACATCGAGAAGCGATTAGATGATGGTGCTGATAGATTTAGGAAAAGCGAACTAATGCTATGGGGTATGTATCCCCTGATTATCGGTTTATTTCTAATCGAGAAAGGCTTTATCTAATGCTTAAATTGTTGATTGGTCCGATTGCTGATCTTGCTGGTGGATTCCTAAAGAACAAGGCAGAGCAAGCAAAAGCCAAACATGAAGCTAAAATGAACGTGATTCAGAACGATGCTGATTGGGAAGCTAAGATGGCTGATGCTTCTGGCAATAGCTGGAAAGATGAATTCTGGACCATCGTTCTAGCAGTGCCTATCTTTATGGTTGGTTATGCAATAGTAGTAGATGATATGACGGTAATACATAGAGTAGAGCAAGCATTTGCCGCATTAAATGATCTGCCAGAGTGGTATCAGTATTTATTGTTTGTGGCGATCTCTGCTAGTTTTGGGATCAAAGGCGCAAGCAAATTGATGAACATGAGGAAGTAAAATGGCTAAATCACCTAAGAAAGAAAAGCTAAATTATTTCAAGCCCAAAGAGTTAAAGTGCAAGCATACTGGTGAGGAAGGATTCGACAAAGACTTTCTTGAGACCCTGAACGCTATTCGACATGAGTGCGGTTTTAGCTTTGCCCTATCCAGTGCCTACAGAAGCCCCCAACACCCCATAGAAGCGCGTAAAGAGGTTCTAGGGGCGCATACCACTGGTAAGGCGGTAGATATACTAGCCAGCGGAGAAAAGGCGTTAGAGATCATTAGAGTGGCTCAGAAGCATGGTATACAACGAATAGGTATACAGCAAAAGGGATCGGGTCGATTTATACACCTAGATGGCTGTACTGAAGATGATGGATTCCCCTGCCCTGCTATCTGGTCATACTAGTTCCACATAGAACATAAAAAAGCCCCACCGAAGCGGGGCTGTTAGGTTAGTTGTCAGTAGATAATCTCAATACTGGTTCATCTGGCTCAACGTAAAATCTGCCTACGCTATCGTAAGGGCAATGAATTATCTTCCCTGTATTCCACCAAATGCCATGTCCCTTGACCATTATCTGACCATCTGCATTTCTGAATATATCGCAATCGTTTAATTTTTCAAAAGTTGTTTTCATTAGGTTTTATCCTTTATTGATAATGCCCCACCGAAGCGGGGCTGTTAGGTTAGCGTATCCCGTGGGACATGTCTTCTATCAAATGACTATAGACTTGAGGCATTACGCCTGCCCCCCTGTAGCCAAAGCTAACCACAATGCAAGACGCTTCGGTTGACTGCCACAGTTGACCTTTAGGTAGCCACACCTCTGCTTCGCCATGCTCTCTATTTATAAATAACTCTGCTTTGTGCTTTGCGGCTTCTTTCCTAACTTGCGCTAATGTTGGCATATTATTCCTCTTGGTTTTTTGATTTTTAAAGAACGTGCCATTCCGTGATGGCATAGCCATTATACAACAAGTAAACAGTAATGTCAATACATCTATTTTAAATAATATGTACAAAAGTGTTGACAATGCCTTTTAGGGGGTGTACTGTAGCACCTCAATCAATCAAAAAAGGTAATAAATAAATGTTTAACTACTGGAAAACGTCAGACATTAGTATCACTAAAGACAGTGCGGGGTACTTTTGGGCAGAGCATAAGTGGGCAGGGCAACTGATCGAATCGGGGTTTTATGAAGATCGGAAGTCATGCAGAAAGGATGCAGTAGAAATACTGATGGAAAAGAAAGCAGAAGATAACTGGAATTAATCTAACCGCCCCCGAAAGGGGGCATTTGCTGTAGGAGGCAAACATGGGAATAAATGATCTTAACGATCTGGAGCGCGGTGAGTACGACTGCGTTGTAGGTTATCCTGCCCTAGAGGGGCAATCAGATGCTTACTATGTTGGTTATGGTGAGCAGTACGCAAAAGAACAGGCTATAGGAGGCCAAAATGAAATCAAGTGAAGCAATCAATGAACTGGCAAATGCACTCTGCAATGCTCAGTCGCAAATGGGGGGTGCTGTTAAAGACAGTGCCAACCCTTTCTTTAAATCTAGCTATGCCGATCTAACGGCAGTTATCAAGGCCATCAAACAGCCCTTTGCTGATAACGGTCTAAGCTATACCCAGTTCCCAGTCACCGATGAAAATGGAATGGGAGTTTGCACAAGGCTTATGCACGTTTCTGGGCAATGGCTAGAAGGTCAATTTACTCTGCCAGTGGTTAAGCGTGACCCACAGGCGGCTTCAAGCTCCCTGACGTATGCGCGTCGTGTATCTTTATCTTCTATCGCAGGGATTCCTACGGCAGATGATGACGCTGAATCTGCAATGCTACGGGGTGATGATAAGAAGATTATCTCTGATGACCAGATCATAGCCATCAAGAAATTACTTGATGAGACTGGTGCTGATAGTGAGAAATTCTGCAAGTGGCTCAAGGTTCGGTCAGTCGATCAGATTCTTGAGATTCACTATGATCGCGCTGTTGCCGCACTAGAGGCTAAGAAGTGATTATCTTAGACCATGAGCAGGGATCACCAGAGTGGCTTGCCGCAAGATTGGGTAAGCCATCTGCCAGTATGTTTAATAAGCTAATTACGCAAACTGGGAAGCCATCGTCATCTGCTGATGGGTACATCAATGAGTTAATCGCAGAGCGCATTACAGGTAAATCTGAGCCGTTTCATGTGACCGAATGGATTGAGCGCGGCACAGCATTAGAGCCAGAAGCTAGAGAGGC